TAGGCACAAATACCCACGAAAGAGGGCTTGATTGATATATTTCAGAAAATTTAATTATTTTCAACGCACATTATGTATGTGTTGCTCTAATTCTTTCAATATCTTGGGGTTGTCTTTAAAAACTGCCATTAAACCATTAGTAATACTATTAACAACTATTTCTTCTTTATTTTCATTATCTAGTGGTTGTCCTGACTGTGTTAAAGAATTATAATAAACTACTGCATGAAGTATCTCATGTAATAGAGTACAAGCATAATCTATTTTTGTTAAATCTTCTTGAATAGAAATACTATTTTTTCTATGATCAAATTCACCATAAGCATCACTTGGTTTAGAAAATGATGCTTTTTCGTGAACTATATCTATATTTTGATACCCTACCTTAACTTTAGAGCTTCGCTGGAGCTGTGCCATATTTCTGTTCATAGAGCTTTGTCACTCTAGTTATATATGCATTATCTCGTCTTGTATCATCCCAATAACGAGGATCACGCATCATAGCTCGTAAATCATCTTCACTAGCATCAACATCTATTTTTGTATCTTCTTTAGGCATTGGAGCATCTTTTGTTAAATTCATAATTTCTTCCAACACTTTAACATTGTTAGCGCTAGTTGCTATGTTTGCAACAGATTCATATGCATTAGAAGATAAATTTTTCTTTGCCCATAAATCAACAGCTTCTATACGTTGTTTAGCATTATCTCCTAATTCTTGCATTTGTTGTTCCTGACTAGGAATAGTATTAACTGCATTATCTACAAATGCTTTTACACCTGAATTAAATTCATTTTGAGATAATCCTTTTTCACGTGCAAACTCTCCCCACCATTGTACTAAAGGTAAATCAGGTTCTAAATTAACTTCTACTCCTTCAGGAATATCAGGAGTTACTAATTCATAATCTCCTTCAGGTACATTAGCTTTTTGTTCTTTAACTATATCTTCTCGAATTGATTTAGTTAAATCTTCTGTTCTTTGTCCTAATTTAGATTCTAATGATTTATAACTTGATCCTAATGCTTCAATATTAGGTTCTTGTCTTTCTGTATCCCAAAACTTTTCAGGTACATAATCTGGTCTTTTAATAGTTTCTTGTTGTGGTTGCCCAGTTTCGTCATTCATTTTTGTTCCTTTCCTTTGTTAATTTTATTTTGAATAATTGCAAATAAATATCGCATACCTTCTAAATGAAATAATTGATTATTACTTACATTTGGACCACTTACAGTTTCTGCTGTAATAGATTTCAAATACGATAAAACTTCTTTACCAGCATCTGTTTTAAAAACAGTAGCAAAAAGTTTGTTCATCTTCTGTTCTTCAACAGAAGGTTCTGGTATTTTAGATTCCTTGTTCTGGAGGTTGTCCCATGTCATCTTGACCAATACTACCTTGTTGTGAAAGGTTTTGCAACTGATTTGCTAATTCTTGTTGTTCTGCTGTATCTCTTATCAGTTTTTCAGGAAGATTCATTTTACCAGCTAAATATTTAGCTACCTCATCTTGTTTAACTATCATATTTAACATTTGAGGTCCGAATGTCATTCCAATGATTTCATTAAATCGAGTAACGTCAGCAACATCTTGTTGGTGTTGTGCTTGAGCTAAAGGAGAACGAGGAACAACTTTTACTTCTTTTCCATCTATTCTAGGTAAATCAATTCTTCCTTGTTTTGTTAAAATACGAATTACTCTACGAAGTAAAGGATTAACAAACTCTGATTGTAGTCTACCAAATGAAGAACCAATCTGTCTTGATAAATCAGCCATTCTTTCTGATACTTCAGTAGCTGACATTGGTGTACCTTCAGGTCTACCAAGTGTTTCCATATATAATGCTTTTTTAATATTTTGTCGCATATCTTGAAGAACTAATTGTGCAACATCAAAATTACCAGCAGCCGATATTGGAACTAAACCTCTACTGCCAGGTGATACAGGAATAAGACTGCCCGGAACTAATTGTATATTATCAGGATTAACTACACCATCATCTTCAAAAGTATAGACACCACTAATTGCCATCTGTGCATTTTGTAAAATTAATTCTACTGTTAAGTTAGTTGTTTTAATTGCAGCCATCGCATTAAATACTGGTCCACGACCATACACTTCGCCTGATGCTTTATTCCAACGAAATACAATATAAGGATTAGAGGCATTTCCTTTAAACTCTCTTTCTTCTATCATGATTTTATGCTTCGGGAGGACAACGCAATATTTCCATTTTTCTACATTTGGTTCATCATATATTCTCATAGTACCTTCAACTACTTGACATTTAGAACGATTGTTTTTTGTTTTTTCTAATAAATCCACAGGAATTAAAGAACGAGGATAAGTAACTTGTAAATCCTCATAATCCACATATCGTGTTCTAAAGATTTGATCTATTTTATTATCTGGTCCACTATTTAAAGTTAATCTTGGTAAAGGTATTGCATTAAACTTTAATGGACTAATAGCATCACCTTCTTCTACTAACAAACAACCAGTACCGATTGCTAAATCCATAAAACATTCATGCACTTCTGTATTAAAATTAGATGATTGTAATACTTCAAATACATAAGATGTAATCGCATCTAACTGTTCATTAATCATTGGCTTTTGTTCATCTGGTATTTCTGAACCAGCTTCAAAGTCTGCCCATCTTGCAAAAGTAGGTGTCATACCAGCTTGTAATCTACTAGCAAATTCTTGTATTCCTACTACTGCTGTTTCATCAAATATTTTATCTGTTCGTCTTTGACCAGCAGTTTCTTCAAAAAAAGATTCTCTTTGAGGCATAGTAAATTCATATGCTTCTTCAAATTTTTCTTTCCAATAATCTTTAATACCTTCTGCTTTTTTATATCGTTTTAAAAACTGACCAACACGACTGTCAGTATCAGCTTCCATTGGAGTAATATCTACATTTTCATAAACCATTATGCCATATATCCTGTTATTGTTTTAGCAGAAGTAGCTAATAAACTTCTACGAGAAGCTACTGTATCAGCTCCTTGTCCAGCTTTTTTCTTTTTAAATTTTGTTATTTGAGTGTTATCTCCAGTTGCAGAAGTATTAATCATACCATAACTAGAAACTTCTCCTCCACCTCCACCACTTCCACTATCAGTTTTTTTAATTCCTAAAGAAGATGTAATTTTTTTAGATGATGATCCTGATGAAAGACCAGAATAAAATTTTGTTAAATAATCTGAATACCCCTCTCTACCCATTTTACTAAAAGAAGATAAAGCCATTCCTCTCATTGCTGTACCAGCAACTCCCGGTACAGCTAAACTTAAACCACCCATTAATATACCTTGTATTTTTTGTTGTGATTTATGCATTGGTTGTGAAATAGGAATACTACCCATAATACCTGATCTATCTCCACTACCCATAGCTCCACCTGATTTACCAGATAATAATTGTTTTCCTTTTGATGATAAAATAGGATTACCTGATGAATCAGTAATCATTGTTCCACTTGAAGTTACTGCATATAAACCAGAGCTTGATGGTTGATTTTTTATAAAATCCATTGATGCTTGTTTTGTTTCTTGTCCATAAAAATCCATACCACCTTTAGTGCCATGTAATTTACTAGCATATACTCCAGTTGTTTTTCCTTTTTGTAAATAATCCATTGGTCCAGCTTTTTTTTCTACTAAACCTAATTTTTCTTTTACATATTTTGTTCCTTCAGAAACATTTTTTGCTCTTTTAATTTCTTTAATTATTTTTTTATGTTCTTTTTTAGAAGAACCTCTGTCATCCCCACCATAAGATGTAGTACTTTTTTTATTACTCATACTTCTTTACCTTCGTAATAAAATCCTTTTCCACCAGCTTTAGCAAATAATGAACGAGTGCCTATCATCCCTTGAGATTTACGCCATTTACGTTCTTTATCTTTTTCGGCTTTTGTTTTTTTAGCCTTTTCTTCTTCCTCTCGTCTTTCCTTCATCTGTCTTTCGAGTTCAGGATCTTGTACGGGAGCTTTAGGTTGTTTAAATATACCCATAATTATAAATCTATTTCAGAAAACCCTTTCTTTTTCAACGCACAAAATAGCTGATAAGGAGTAAAGATAAAGAATTGTGTCATTCCTAGTAATCGTTGTACATAACTAACACAGCTATGTTCTTTAATCCATGATCCAAATAAACGAGGAATACCAAGTGATTTGTTATCATTAACAGGTACTTTAATTATTTTACCTTTCATTTTATGTATAAATCGGAACAAAACATCAACATCTTTTCCTTCTAATATTTCTACAAGATACTTACCAAATATAAATTCTTGTAGTATCCATACATCTTTTTCAGGACAATAACCAATAACTCCACAATGTTTAAATCCTTTTTTAAAAAATTTTATTGTGGAATGATGGTCTTTTCCCTCATAAAAATATACTAACCAATCTTTCTGAGGAAATCCCATGTACTCTTTTTAGGTTTTTTATTAAACACTTCCCATCCTTTTCTTGCCACATATGTTTTTTGTTGTCCTTTTCCAGCAATTAAATTCTTTCCTTCTCCAGCTCCCATCATTAAATATTGTAATGCATCGTGGACATGAGAGTATCTATTCTTGTAAGGTTTATCATCAAATCGATCTCCAGTCGTTTGTATTCTTCTATAATGATATCCACCATTAAATCCTTTCTTTAAATTAATACAGCTTTTATCTACAATAAATCCTACTTGTCCATCTACTAAACGATTAACTGCTGTCTCAACAGCTTCAATTCTTAATGATACATCATTACTTGGAGCTGGTTTAGCAATTATGCCATTTTGTCGCAGTATCTGAAATGGTGTTCGTTCATCTGTTTGAGAACGGAAATCACCAGCCGGGTCACCCCATATATCCATTTCTAAACCTTTAAATTTTTTTGCTATTTCTCCACGCAATAATTCACTGAATCTTGTAATACCCATATCAAAACAAACAAGTTCATGGACTATTTGCCAATTACCCATAGGAAGTCTTTGTCCAAATACTGCTGCTGGAGTTAATCCAAAATCTATTCCTACATAGACTGGTAATTCTGCAGTCGGTATTGGCTCTTTCGCTATATGTAATTCTTCTTTGAAACCAGAATATACTGGTTTCCCTTCTTCTAATGAACCTAGTTTATTCATTACATAAACATCAATCCATCCTTTTGTTTTTCCTTTTATAATATTATTATAATAATCCTTTGTTAGATTTTTTTTATTTTCAGCTTTTTCATTAGATTCATACCCAGCTAATTGTTTTTCTTTTATTACTTCTTTCATTCCTGATGGTTGTGTAAAGAAAGACCAATTATCAGGTTTTACTAACATCAAGGCTTCTTCCCTAGATATATGGTCTGGTACAGGAACATCACCAGCCATAACTGCCCACCAATGATCTTCTTCAGGAGCATTGGTATCGCATATAACTCCATACCAAGATGCTCCACCATCACGCATACTTGGAAAACGACCAACACGCATAGTACAAGCATCAATAATGCTTTTTGGTAGTTCTCTTGCTTCATTAACCCATACTCCTGTTAATTCTAATGATAGAAGTTTCTTTACATCTTCAGGTCTATCTAAAGCTAAGAAGATAACTTCTACATCTATTTCTCCTTTTTTAATTCTATGTGTATAAGGTACTGACCATGCAAATGGTCCGAAATCTTGTTCAGGAAACCAATCTATCCATGTTTTAATGGTAGTTGTTCTTAACTGTGGATTCGTATTACGAATAACTGCCCATCTACTTTTTCGTATACCATCCTTACCTTTTTGTTGTGCTAAAGCTCGTCTAAATATTTCTATACAACAAGCAACTGATTTACCTGAACCAACTGGACCACGAAGTCCACGAAAGAAGTCATCTGACTTCATAAAATTTTTTAGGACATCCCCATCTGGTTTATAGGAAAATTCTGTCACTTAACTTGTTCTAAATATTTTTTAATCATATCTTGAGCTACTTTCGGACCAAGTGCTTCGATAAGTTTATCAGCTTCTTTATCAGTTATAAATTCTTTAGGATAATTTTTAAAGTGAATCGTCTTAACTATCTTCCTCAACCTCTGTCGGTCTTGGAAACTTATGTCGAAATGGGCGTTTCCCAAATCTGGCTTTAATGTGTCTATTTTGCCACCCACCGTTCCGAATTTGTCTTTTAGGAATTGTTCTTCTTCGGGTGTCTTGCTGTATAGCTCCTTCTTCTGTTCCTTCGTTAGTTTTGGCTGCATATAAATATAATTTGAATTGTTCCCAATCCATACATATCATAGGCGAAGTTCTATCTTTTTTCAATATTAATAAATCAGCAGAACCTTTCCATTTATCTAATTGCGTAAATCCTTCTCCATTCTTCCTTGCTTTTACTTCCACATTAGTTCCATCAAATAAATCCGTGACTTGAACATCATGTGGAAATGCTTGGATTGCTCCTGACAAAGGTTGTCGTCTTGCATTATATCCTTCTGCTTGAAAGAGCTTAACTATTTCGTTCTCTACTCTAGTACCCTTTACCTTTGCTTTGCTTGACAACTTTCCTCCCAGTTTTCTTTGCTTCTGCTTTAGCTTTCTTCATTCCAGCTTTAGAATATGAATAAGTTTTTTTTCCTACTTTAGGCATTTGCTATTCCTTTTAATTCATTATTTAATTTATAATTAGATGCCCTTAACGCTATCCTATCATCATAGGATTTATCTAGCTTATTCATCAATATCTTTGATGTAGCTGATAATTCTTTATTTA